GACACGCTCAAGACATCCTGCACCGTGGCAGGCAGGATGTAATCTGCCGCCACGTTCGTCGCCGTGAGTGTCGTGCGCAGCCAGTCCTTCAACTCCCGCCGCAACCGGACCTCCGCCAGCGTGATGAAATCCGGCACCTGGCTCGTGAGATCAGTCCGGTTGAGCCAGGCGTTCACGGCGGCCTGGAGGTCGGTATAGGTCGCAACACTCACTTGGCGGCCACCCGCTTGGCGTTCAGGGCAAAGCGCGCCTCTTTACCCAGCTTCCCCGGCGCATGGGCCTTCAACTGCGCGTAGGTCTGCACCGACTTTCCCGCTTTCTCGGCCTTCCTCGTGAAGAGCCCCCGATGACTCTTCGGCACCGCCGCCTGCATCCATTGATGCGCATCGGGGTGCCCGTCCTTGATGCTCACGACGGCTTGACGGGCTTCAACGGCCCGCGTCCGTGGTTGATGGGCTGGGTATGCGGACGGGCTTGTGCCGCCCGGCCCGCTGACGCCATCGCCCGCGCTTTCATCACCCGCGGTTCGAAGGACGCCCCACCCTCATGGCCCAGGCTCATGTGTTTCGCCGCGTGCGCCGCCAGCGCGTGCCCGCGATTGTTGTTGACGGAATAGCCGCCCTTCAGGAGATCGGGCGGCGTCGCAGAGCCGATGCGGCCATCCGTCTTCACGCGCTTCACCGTGGGATTCTGGCCCGCGAAGTCGTGCCGCATCACCATGTTCTGGTTCTTGGCATAGCCCAGGTCCTTGCCGGACTTCCGCTTCGGGATACCCAGGAGATTCTTCGGAGATTTCGCCGCCATTAGAGCCTCCCGCTCTTGGTGCGGAACTTCGCGTTGTCCGGATCGTTCAGGAATCGGTGGAGCGCCGCCTGCTGCTCAATCTTCGAGAGTTTCAGGTCCCGCCAGAGTTGCCGCAAGCCTTGCCAGATGGGCATGGGAATGGAGGCCACCAAATGCTCCTTGCGCTTCCAGCCACTCTCCTGGCTGGTCAAGACGCGGGCGTTCTCGTCCAGGATCGGCTCGACATCCACTTCCGTATGCACCGCGAAGCGCTCGTCGTTCAGGTCGTGAAAGGTGACGACCTTCTTGAGCGCTTCATCCATCCGCAGCGGCAAGGGCCTCATTGGATGAGCCAGAACACTTGGACACCTGCGGCACTCGGGGTGGCGCCTTTTTCCGTGGTCGTGCTCCCGGCGCAGATGCCGATGCCGAAGCGAATCCCACACGCGGGCAGCGGCACCACGACCGACGTGGAGGCCGCCACGGAGAACTCATAATCCGGGACGGTCGTCCCCAACGTCACGTTCGCCAAGAGCAGGTTGAAGACCTGCACGAAGATCGCCGCCGCTTGGTTGTTGACGATGGAGATGCCCATCAGGTTCGTCTCGCCAATGACGACCGTGGCCTTGGCTCCGAGGTCCGTACTGCGCGCCAATCCCGCGGGCGCCAGTTGTTCCATTTAGAGCGCCACGGGCGCTGGGCCCAACCGCGCCCGAATCTCGTCCACGTCCTCTTGGGTCAGCGGCCGACGGGCTTGGACCGGCTGCGCGTAGGTGATACAGGAGTCCCGATGGCCGTTTTTCAGCACGACCCCGGTCACGCTCCGCGCCTTCCGACCTCCGCAGGACGGACAGGGCGTCTCCGCGAGCCAGGTGTTCTCGATCTTCTGGCACTTGGGGCACGTCACGAGCTGCGGCGGATTCTGCCCCGCCAACACTTCGGCATTGCACCACTCGCAGACTTGGCGCACGGGCGTCACGACCGTTTCGATGATCTTCTTGCCGCGTGGCATCAGGCGCTCGCTTTCTCGACGAACTGCGAGCAGCCGTAAAAGTGGCCGCCCTTCAAGACGATCCCGCTGGCACTCGGGGCCGCGGTGCCCCCGCACTCCTCACACGGCGTCTGCGCCGCTACGTCCTCAGCCGCCGCATCGGCGGCATCACTTTTCTTGGTCATGGACTCTCCTACGCGCGTTGAATGAGAAAGCGATACGTCCCCGCCGGAGGCACATTCGCCGCGGCGGTAAAGTTGCCCCACTGAATCGCGATGTGCGTGGCATCGACGGCCCGCGCGCCGCAGGCGCCGACGTGCGTGTTATCCACCACGGGCACCGACACCCCGATGAAGTCCCCCGCCGCAAGGGCCAGTCCCCCATACTGCGCGGCGAGGGCCGCACTCACGTCGTAGGACTCCTCCGTGAGATCGACGGCCGCACTCCGCGCCGTGGGCGTCAGGGCCACCGACAGCACGGTATTGCCAGCAAATGGCATAGATCATCCTCTCTTGGTGGAGGGAGGGGGGACCGCAGTCCCCCGCTCCACTCCGCTCGCATTACACGATGTCTACAACGGCACCATGCGCGAAATCCGTGTAGACCTTCAGTCCCCACTCCGTCAGCAACAGCTTCTTCTCGGCATCGCCCGTCTTCGCCAGGTCCTTCACCTGGAACGGCCGGAGATAGACGAGGGCCAGATACTCGAAGTCCAGCACCCACAAATCGCGCGCCCGCTGGAAGCGATTCGGCACGACCGAGTAGGTCCCGAACTCGCCCACGTAGATGTCGGCGGCGCCGATGATCGCGGCCGGACGGGCTTCGGTCTGGCTGTAGGTCTTGGTCGCGATCCCCGCGAAACTGGAGACCACGGCCTTCTGCAACGAGTCCACCATGATCGTATCCGGCGAGCCGCCGTTCTTCCACACGGCCCCCAAGACAGTCTTCAAGATGGATTCGGTCAGGGCGCGGGTCGTGCCATCGACGCGGGCCACGGTGAAGAGAAGGGGGTCCGTCGGATTCGCGGCGGCGCCGGTACCCATCGCGACGTTCGAGCCGTCGATGGAGCCGATGGTGGCGCCCATCGTGCCGGTCTTCGGCGCGGTCGCCGTGGTGCCTGCCACGGCGCCGACATCGGCCAAGCAGTTGGTCTCGATGTCGCGTTTGATCTCAGCAGACCGCTTGGCGATCTGATAGGCCAGCTCGGCCTTGCGCCCGGCCTTGGAGACGGCTTCGACCGTATCCGCCACCAGAATTGCCTTGCGGCTGATCTGGGTGCGGTTGCCCATGCGGACAGTGGCGGTGACGGCATCGAAGGTCGTGATGTCGTCGCCCTGAATCTGCGCGTTGGTGGAGACGGCCGCGGCCAGGACATCCCGCTGCCACTCATAGAGTGTGTTCTCGACGGATTCTCGGCCCGCGTTCGACATGAACGGCGTGTCTTCGGGCGAGATGTTGTAGATGATGTTGGACAGTTCCTCACGAATACCCTTGATGTCAAAGGTCGTCGTGGTACTGGTGATGATGGTCATGCGCCCCCCAGAGCGTTAGTCGGGCAGGAGGCTTTCAATCGCCCGCATCGCATCCATGCCGCGATGGGTCTTCGCCGCCTGCTCGATCAGTTTTTCCGTCTTCGCGTTCGGCCGAGGCCGCTCCGGGGTCCCAGGACTCGCGGTCTTGATCGCCGCGGCCTTGGGCTTCGCCGGTTGGGGCGCTCGGTGCAACTCCCGGTAGCGCATCGCGTCACGGAGGAGCAAGAGGGCCCGATGGTCACTGACCGCCCGGACTTCCTGCTCGGTGAAGCCGTAACTCTTGGCGTGCGCTACGAGCTTCGCTTGCTCGGCCTTCGCCTGGTCGGGGTCCGACCACTCCGGAATCGCCGCCAACAGCTTGTCCTGCTCGGCGCGGAGATACTTGGCATGGGCCTGCGCGGCGGCGGTTTGGGCCTGCTGGGCGATCTCCGCTTCGTGCTGGCGCAAGCGTTCGGTCTGCGCCTTGGAAGCTTCCCAGTCGGCCTTCCGCTTCAGAAACTCGCCCGGCTCCAACTCGCCACGGAGGGTGACCCAATCGGGTTCTCCTTGGAGTTGCTCCAGGGCGCCGCGCAACTGCTGCAAGCCTTGCTGATACTGGCTGCGCTCGGCGTTCAGACTCGCTTGGACTTCGGCCTCGACGGTTTCGCGGAGCGTTTTGCGCTCGGCTGCTAAGGCTTGGGTCTTCCGCGTGTAATCGGCCTCACGCAGGCCCCGCCGCTTGAGTTCGCCAATCGTGATGGGCTCGCCATCGAGCTCCACCGTTTCGGCGTCTTGATCGTCGGGTGGTGCTTCGGGAGTCGGGGGTTCCGGGTCCGCGTTCTGGGGGGGTGGCGCGGGTGGGGTCGGCTCTGGCTCCGCTGCGACTGGAGCCGCCTCGGCCTCCGGCTCATCGGTACCGATTTCGGTGATGAGGCCAGTGACCTTTTCCAACGTCTGCTGGGGAGTGAGCGGGGAGCTCGTGTTCCCCCGTGATCCGGTCGGCATACAATACTCCTAGTTGCCCGTGAGTGCAAGGGCTGGGCGGTCGCCCGTGGCCCGCAATTCCCGCTTCAGTTCCTGGAAGGCCTGATACTTGTGCCACGCCATTTCGCGTTCCAATGGCGTGGGCGCCACCTTCCATTGCTTCACGATCCGCTCTTCGGTGGCTGCGAAGGCGGCGAGGACGGCGCGGTGCGCGAGAAACTGCTTGACCTCGCGGGCCTCATAAGCGCGCTGTTCATCGGCGAGCCCGAGTTCGTCATCCGGCATTGGCGGGTTCCTTCCCGTTGGACTTGGTGGCGGCCACGCGCTCATTGGAGGCCAAGCGCTCAATTTCGATCTCCGCGTTCAGTTGCGCGACGGAGAGTTGCGTTCCGAACTGCGCGTTCGTCGCCGCCACCTTTAACGCGATGTCGGCTTCCGCCTTGTCGCGCTCGCGCGCATCGGTGAGGTGCATCTCTTCGCGCCGCAGTTCCAGTTCCGCGCCCTTTGAGGCGAGCTGGGCTTTCAGGTCCGCCATCTCCTGCTGCGCCTTGACCTGCGCGATCTGGAAGTCCGCCTGCTGCTTCGCCAAACTCGCTTGCGCCTTGACGGTCTCCGCTTGCGCCAAGACCATATTCGGGTCCGGTTGGGCCGGGGGCGGAGGCGGACGCCAATCGGGGGCGATGCTATCCCAGTAGGCATCCACGTCGGGCACGCCTTGGAGTTCCATCATCTTGCGGTAGGTATGCAAGAGTTTCCCGATGGTCGTGCCCGGGGCGCTCGGGCCGACGGTTTGCAAGACCATCTCTTGCTTCTGGGCCGTCCAGGCCAAGACGCCGAGTTTCTCCTGCGTCCCCAAGGCGACATGGACGGAGACATCCATCTCCGCGTCCCAGCCCTTGGGGTCCACGGGCACATAGGTCCCCCGCAGCCGGACTAAGCGCGCCCGGGGCTGGTTCTCGACCAAGAGCTTTAAGAGCCCCGCGCCGAGTTGCTTCATGCCGGTCGCGGCGAAGACGCGGGCGATCAACTCCACTTGCTCGGAGGCCGCTTGGACG